TACTCATGGTACAAAGAAGACCCAAACAAGCATCACTTAGGTTTGATGAACTTATGGGGTAAACAAGCAGTAAGAAGCTACGGTATTCTTAGAGAATTATTACAAAACAAAGCTATCCTTGAAGTTAATGGATGGGACGGAGGTTTCACTTACGACATCGCTGTAGAAGAATACAAAGGATGTTATACTACTCGTGATACTTCTGGACAAGCATATCCTGGAGTTGATGGAAGTACATTCAAGATTATCTTGAACAGAGCTTTCACAACTGGAGATGTATTAGCAAATGACAAATATTATGGACAACAAATCATCGTTTCTGGTGAAGAGCCTGTAGTATCTGTAGGAGAAGGATTTGAGCACACAGTTAAATTAGCAGATAATGATAAGAGCACTTGGTTCTTAGCTTCAAACTTAGCTAAAGGTATCCAATACTTTAAAGTAGGTCATGCTATCTTAGGAGAAAGAGGAACTAACTTCTCTCACTTTGATTTACCAGACACAGTAGGAACAATGAGATGTGAATTCCGTTTAGGATCTGCATCAGGGGTTGAAGCTTACATCACTGGTATGGCTGACTCTAAATCATTTTCTGGAGCAGATGCACAATCTAAATCATACTTAGACAAATTGCAATCAGAATTTGGGGGTAACGATTACGCAGTATTGACAAACTTAGTTACCAAAGGTGGTAAAAAAGTTCCAGATATGAAAAATGCAAAAATCGGAGCTACAATGGAGTTCTTGACAATGAGAGAACTTGAAAGATTGACTGCACAAAAACTTTTATTCCAACGTGCTGCTACAGTTCGTGATTCAAATGGAGTTGCTAGATTAAACGAAGGTTTATGGCACCAATTGAGACGTGGAAAACTTGTTAAGTATGGTCGTCCAGGTGGAATCACTCGTGATCACTTAAAAGAAGCTGCAGAATACGTATTCCGTATTAACCCATTCAAACAAGATGTTGAAAGACGTTTGAAATTCAAATGTGGTAAATATGCATACCAAAATATTTTAGAGATCTTCTCTGATGAGGTAAACTCACAAAACGCATCTTTGAATACATTCTTAGGTACAGAAAGAACTATCCCGAACCCAGTTCGTGGAAATGATCCATTCAACTTAGAGTATGTGCCAATCCGTTTCACAAAAGTATTCATTCCAGGAATTGGAAGTGTAGAAATTGAAGAAGATACATCATTGAACATGATGGAAGGTGTTGACCGTTTAGCAGGTGGATTCCACCCAGAAAACTTGTCACCAACTGCTTACTCAATGGTTATTTGGGATGTTGAGGATCAAATGTATTCAAACAACAAAGCATTACCAAAAGGAGCTACATTAGTAGACGGTGGTAACTCTGGAGCTAACATTTATTTAGTAAAACCACAAGGCGAAATGTGCTATTGGGGTACAACAAATGGACGTTATGACTACAGAAAAGCAGGAGACGTAATGTCATCTATGAAACAAATTGGACAAGAATTCTGGGCATTTAATATCGCAGATATTCACGTTAGAGATTTAACCCGTTTCGTAATGATTGAATTAGATGAAGCTGGAAGAAAAGGTTTCAACTAAGATTAAACAGTTAAATAATTCTTACCTCACCTAAATCGGTGGGGTAGGAAATTTAACGAATTTGCAGATAACAAATAAAATTTGTAATTTTGCACAAGAATTAACCAACCAAAGAATACAACCCAACACAGAAAAAAGTTAAGTAACCAAAACTAAAGTATTATGGCAGTAAAAAGCAAAGATACAGATAATGTAATCCTAAAGATCTACGACTTTGAGATTAAGAAGGATACATTATATGAAATAAAAGAAAAACTAGATACATCTGCACCAGATGGATTTAAAGAATTTAACACTACAAAAGTATTAAGCGATACAGTAGTAGACACTTTCCCCGGAGCCGTTTTTGATAGAGAAAGAGGTATTTGGGACACTGGATTATATCCAACTTCAAGTTCTTTTATGAGAGCAATACAACCAGAATCAAGAGTATCTGCACTAAAATCAATAAAAGATAATATTATAAAACCTATTGAAGCAGAAAAAGGAATTGATGTATTAGACCAAAATTCCAATAACAATAGATTTTGGGATGCATTTAGAATTGATTTGCAAAGAGGTAAAGTATTTGATACAGCAAAAGCAGAAGATTTACTTAAACTATATCTTTTACTAATTCATAGAAGAGTGACACCTAAACATATGGAGTCACACCCAGAGTTTAAGCAGCCAATTTCAATGTACTGTATAGTAGATAAAGACAGCTCAGTAAGTAGAGAAGCAGAAAAAGAAATGCGACAAGCAAAAGCATCAGCATTATTTTACAACTTACTAGGAACAGATAGAGATGGACTAATCAGAGTATTAGACTACTTAGGAATAAGTGCAACAAATGCCACAGAAGATGCAGTGTTGTACACAATATTTGGCAATTTCATAAAATCAAAAGAAGACAAATATCAAAACGATAAGATCTTTATTGAAACAGTAGAAAGATACCAAACAGAAGATGGAGAAGAAGAAATTTTTATCCACGCAAAATTAAAAGAACTTTACATTAGAGGTAAAGTAAAAAATAAAAAAGGAGAAATCTGGATTGATGATGTCTTTGTTGAAAGTGGATGGAAAAATGCCGCTAGAAAAGTTAAAGAAGACAAAGAACTAAAGCAGATTTTTACAGGACTTCTTGAGTAACATAAATACGGGGGTATTTTAAAAGCCCCCTTTTTTAAACATAAAATGACTACAGAACAAACTTATATAAAATTTTTACTAAAAGTAAATGACAACTTTGAAAATTCAAATGTTGCCGGAGATAGAGGAAGATTTGTAGTAGTATTTAATGAAGCTCAAAATAAGATGATAGAATACATCTTAGACAATAAAAAAAATGATGAAAGTCGGTACATACAACAAATACTAGTACCAAACCACAAAATACTCAAAACATCATCTGTAGAATATGCAGATACTTTTGAACTTCCAAAAAATTATTTTGATCTTTCTTCTGCTTATACAAAGGCATCAAACAAAACTTGTAAAGAACAAAAAATAAACCTTTACGAAATTAAAGATGACAATAAAGTAGAAATACTACAAGACGAATTTAATAAGCCCTCTTTCATAGCCAGAGAGGCACCCTTTTCAATATCTTCAAATAGACTACACGTATACAAAGATTGTTTCTCAAATGACGAGTTATTTATATCATATTATAGATACCCAGTACAAATCAGAACAATAGTTGAAGATGATCCAGAAAGCCCATTTAATGAAACATTTGCACCAGAATTTGATGATAAGTTTTTAGACAGAATTATATCAATGGCCGCAAGTTTATTCGAGGGGAACAGCTCAGACCCAAAATATCAAATTGATATGCAAAGAGCTTTACAAAAAGTATAATAACAATAAATAAATAATAACTAAAATTAAAATTAAAAATGGCAAGTCACGCACCACAAACAATTTTATTTGTAACTAACGAAGGTTTAGTAATGAATAATGGCTACTCTACAAGATTAGCAAAAGGACAGTTTGGTATTGTTGATAAAGGAGCTACACCATCTGCACTAGGTATGGCAGTAGTTGACACTTTTCCAGCAACACCAAAAGACAGATTGTTTGAGTTGAAACTAGGTATCGCACCTTTAACACCAACTCGTTCACAATCTAACAAAGCATATTCTTCAATGCCTTTCAAACTTTCAGAGATTGTAGACATTAAAGTAAACGCACCAAAACTAGGAGTATCTGTAGATGAATTTATCATCGGATATGACGGTATTAACAATGATACAGCGATTGTATTAAGCAACGGTGATAATGAGGTAATTGATATTACATTATCTGGAGAAGCAATTGGTATGTTAGGATACCCAGAAGCTAAAGTTACAGTAAAACTTTACTTAGAGGCACCAAACACAGGAACATTTACAATGCACGAAATTGTAGAAAAAGGGGTAGAAAGATTAAAAGATATAACATTATCAGGAGGAGTTCCAATTACAGATTATATCGACATTACTCCAGTAAACAGTTCTAATCCAGGTACAGTTACAGGTACATCATATACATTCTCAAGCTTATCAGTTCAAGATGCTGGAAACGCAAGTGCATTGGCATTAGTTCAAGCTCAATATCCAGCACAACTAGTAAAAAGAGAATCTTTTTCAGTAGGAGCAGGTGGAGGAATATCTAAATACGCAATCTTAGCACCAACAGCTACAGTATTGGCAGATTTTGAACAAACAATCACATCACAAGATTCTGATTGTGCAGGAGCACCAGATTGTACAGATGTTACTACAGAGATTGCATGGGTTGCAGGAGCAACAGGAAAAGCAATAGCAAAAACATTTACATTGCAATTAGCGGATGATAACTGTGGAGATAACAAATTAACTGCATTAGAAGCAGCTTATCCAGAATTAACAATTACAGCAGGAACATCTACAGCATGTCAAACAGTATATACTACTACAGTACTTACTGATGTAGTGTCAGAAGAGTGCTCACCAATACTAAGAGACTTATTTGTTGCAGAAGCACCAACACCATTTAACTTTGTAAATTGGGAAGCTGCAGCAGTAACTTATAGTGGAACAGCAAAAATGGGTATCCATTTAAAATCAAAAGTAAATATCTTTGCAGGATCTGAAGAATACAGAGATGATTTACCATTCGTTTACTCTTCTACAAGAATCTCTGTAGCAAACGCAGCTCCTGGAGCAGTTTCAGAGTCTTTTAGTTCAGGAAGTAATGGTAGATTTGCTGTAAAAGTTCTTTCAATAGGAACAGAGCCAGAAGCAGCAGGAGGTCAATTTTACGATTTAGAAGAGCGTACCAGAGTATACTTTGAAAATCGTCAGAGATTAGCAGGAAACAACTACGGTAAATTAGTATTAGGTCAAGAGTCACACTTAAAACCAACAGTACAATACGTAGATTATTCTATTAGAATTAGAACAAACAGATTTGCACAATCATTCTCAGGTGAAGTAGTAGAGAACATCGACTACCACATCTTAGTGGATGCTTGTAAATACCAAGGAGTCGAAGAGTTGATCAACGACTTAGCAACCGCAGCAGGGCTACCTACTGTAGCAGCTTACCCGGTAATAGCCTAATCTAAAATGACTAAGGGAGGAGCAACACTCCTCCCTTTTTTTATAATCTAACTCTATATACAATAGAATAAAAAAACAAAGAATGAAAACTTATGCATTTTATATAGGGACATCATTATTAATGTTTTTTGCACCAGTAGTTGGGATATTAGTAGCAGTTGGCGTTGCCATTGCTTTAGACACAATACTTGGGATAGCAAAAGCAGTAATATTAAAGGACAAAGTTACATCAAGAAAACTTAGCAACATAGTATCAAAATTTGTACTATATCAATCAGCAATACTATTATTATACACAATTGATAAATTTTTATTAGGGGAGTTCTTTAAGATATGGTTTAGTATACCATTCTTTTTTACAAAAGTAATAGCAATAGTAATAATATTCATAGAACTTACTAGTATGAAAGAGAATTTTGAAGCGGCTTTTAAAGTTGACATTTTTCAAAAACTTAAAACTCTACTAAGAAGATCCAAGGAATTAAAAGACGGGATAGACGAACTAAAATAACATGACAACAGCACAGATAATAAAAAAATACGGAACTCCAAATGAAACTGGGGCAGGGTATTTAGTTAAAATAAAACTCCCATATCCTATGCGACTCGCTTGGGATTTAGACACTACAGTAAATACAATGATGTGTCATAAATTAGTAGCTGATAAATTCTTATCTGTATTTAATGAAATACATAAAGTTTACAGCTATGATAAAATAAAAGAGTTAGGAATTGATTTATTTGGTGGGTGTTTTAATTATCGAAAAATGAG